AATCCCGACAATACATATTCACTAGACGATTTATTAAAGAGCGATATAGGGCACCTTTTGAAGCTAAACAAAGAGATGATGTGGTACGATGTGATATACATGACGGAGAACCAACGAATTTACATTACTTCGGCACGGAGGAGAGGAGAATTTATATTAACAAAGAAGCCGAGGATTCGGATATCGACAATTCACAAAGCCAAAGGTGGCGAGGCGGATAACGTAGCTTTAGTTCTTGACTGCCCAAAAATAATAAAAGAAAAAGGAGATGAAGATAGTGAACATAGAGTTTTCTATGTAGGAGCAACTCGTGCTCGTAAAAGTCTTCATGTCGTAGAATCAAGAGATGGAAATGGATACAAAATATGAAAAAAGATAGAGAATTTTTCCTACGAGAAGCAGAGAAACTGATCAATGGTCAACGGGCAAAAGAGTATGGGCCTGCTAAAAAGAACCATCAACGTATAGCCGACATATGGACTATATTATTAGATAAAAAACTAAATGGTGCAATCACTCCAGAAGAAGTTGTGGCTTGTATGATAGGTGTCAAGGTTGCTCGTCTTGCCGAAGATATTTCGAAGGACGATTCATGGACAGACGTTATAGGTTATGCGGCACTTGGTGGAGAAATTATAAATGATAAATCATGATCAATACCATTTTCTGGATCAAGACATAAAGGATGTAGCTTGGGGCAAATTAGACTCAGATTGGTCACCTCCAAGTGATTTTCCAGATTTAACTAAGGCAACAAGAATAGCCGTTGACTTGGAGACAAAAGATCCAAATCTTATAAAGCTTGGGCCTGGATGGTGCAGAAAAGATGGGTATATAATTGGTATAGCCGTAGCTGCAGGAGACTTTCAAGGATATTATCCAATTAGGCATTCTTCTGGAAACATAGATTCAAAGATGGTGTTTAGATGGTTTAAGAAACAGATGGATACTCCACACATACCAAAAGTTTTTCATAACTCGATGTATGATTTAGGTTGGTTAAGAGCAGAAGGAATTGAAGTCAAGGGGCCTATATTAGATACAATGATCATGGCTCCTTTGATAGATGAGAATAGAAGATTCTATAATTTAAATAGTTTAGTAGGAGATTATTTAAAAGAATATAAAAATGAAAAAACATTGCGAGCAGCTGCGGATGAGTTTGGAGTAGACCCAAAATCACAAATGTATAAACTGCCTGCTAGATATGTTGGAGCATATGCGGAACAAGATGCTGCTGTTACTCTTAGACTATATGATCATTTGTTACCACTTTTATATAAAGAAGAATGTACAAGTATATTTGAACTAGAGTCTTCTCTAATTCCCGTTATGTTAGATATGAAAACAAAAGGGGTGCGTGTTGATTTAGACCAGGCAGAAAAAGTAAAAAAACAAATGTCCAAAGAAGAGAAGAAATTACTTAATGAAATAGTCAAGGAAACTGGAGTTGCCATTGAACCTTGGGTCAGCACATCTATAGCAAAGGTCTTCGACTTTTTTAGACTTGATTATTCTCGCACAGAAAAGAGCGGGTCTCCCTCTTTCACAAAACAATTTCTCTCTCATCATCCTCATCCCATTGCGAAGAAGATTGTGAAGATAAGAGAACTTAATAAAGCGAACACAACTTTTGTTGAAACAATTTTGAATCATGCTCATAATGGTCGTATACATTGTGATTTTCACCCCCTTCGTACTGATGATGGTGGAACAGTTACAGGTCGCTTCAGTTCCAGTAATCCGAATTTACAACAAATACCATCAAGAGACATAGAAATCAAGAAAGCAATTAGAGGATTGTTTATTCCAGAAGAGGGTCATAAATGGGGATCTTTTGACTATGCCTCCCAAGAACCAAGATGGCTTGCTCACTATTGTGCCAAACCTACAGAGGGATTTGTACATCCTTTAGTAGAGGAAGTAGTAACCATGTATAAAGAAGGTAAGGCTGATTTTCATCAGATGGTCGCAGACATGGCAAACATCAGTAGAAAAGAAGCTAAGACTGTTAATCTTGGAATCATGTATGGTATGGGACGTAAAAAATTAGCAGATACTTTAGCTATTACAGAAGATGAATCAATGTTCCTTCTGCAAAAATACAATGAAAAAGTTCCTTTTGTAAAAGACTTGGCAACAAGAGTTTCTAACTATGCCTTAAGAAAAGGTATGATAAGAACACAATTGGGAAGAAAATGCAGATTTGATTTATGGCAACCACGAGGTTTCTCAGTAAAGAAAGCTTTACCGATAGAAGAGGCAACTACAGAATACCAAAATATCCAAAGGGCATTCACATACAAAGCTCTTAACAGATTAATTCAAGGTTCAAGTGCAGACCAAACCAAAAAGGCAATGGTCGATTGTTATTCGGAAGGCTTATGTCCGATGTTAACAGTTCACGATGAACTTTGCTTCAATATCCAAAATGAACAAGAAGTTGAAAAAATTAAAGACATTATGTCCAACTGTGTTCCAGACCTACGAGTCCCCTTTGAAGTCGATGTAGAATTAGGCGACAACTGGGGGGAAATTAGTTAGTAGGTAGATTTTGCATAAAGATCATGTAGTTCTGAAAAAGGATCCTTTGAAGGCTTTTCATTCTCAAATATTTCGTAAGCACGAGACCTAATATTTGATCTATCTAAACCTATATCCTTTAGTGTAACATCATCTAAACTGTTTAATGCAGATATTGTTCTTCCGATTTTAATTTTATAAAATAATTTTTCAAACATATTTTTTACCTTTCTATTTATATATAGATTGTTTCCATTAAAAAGATAAGTGCATCTTTTTGAAAAACATTATTGAAAATTTGGAAACAATCACTATATATATATTACGAGATGCCAATGATGGGTCTCATAACTTAACTTGCTAATATAGGAGTAAACATGACTTACTTATTACCCAAACTTGCTTTCCGTTCATTTATAGGTTTTGATGATTTTTTTAATGAAATCGAAAACTATGTTGGAGAGACAAAAAATAATTACCCACCATACAATATTAAAAAAGTTGATGAAGACAATTATAATATTGAAATGGCAGTGGCTGGATTTTCAGAAAAAGATTTAGAATTATCTGTAAAAGATAACATGTTAACTATTGAAGGCAATAGAATGCATGATATAAATACTGGTATTCCAAAAGAAGAAGAGCTTTTATACAAAGGACTAGCAGAAAGATCCTTTAAACAATCTTTTAGACTACAAGAATATGTAGAAATAGATAAAGCAGAGTTAAAATATGGAATTTTGTCTATATTTTTGAAAAGAAACCTCCCAGAAGCTAAGAAACCTCGTAAGATAGCCATAGAAAACATTAAGTAGTTTCTAGGTATAATCACACACGGAGGTGTTGTTTCGCCTCTGTGTGGCGATCTGAGAGCCTTATTTTTTAAGGGATTGCATGATTTCAGTACGTTTTTGGCTAGATAGCCGTGACCAAGAAGAAATTTGCTCTAATGTTCTAAAACACCCAATACAAATATTATTTTCTATTTTGCACACGTTTAGGCACGGGCTTACAATAGGCTGTGATCTTTCTTTTCTCGTCATTGGGATATGGAATCTCTGGTTGCTCGTTTAATCTCTTAGCAAAATATAAACAATCATTTACATTTTTAAATGTCTGATCTTGATTAATAATTATCGTGCCTATCATATAGACTAAAGCAAACTCTATCATTCATCTTTGGTTTTCCAAAAGTATTCATCTGTATCACCGAGTCTGAATCTTTGACCATTCTCGACTTGATACTCTATTGTACTCACTTTGAAGTCTGGTTGCAATGGCTCTTGAGGTGTTAATGAATTATCATAAACTCTCATTCTGTTGTTTGGATATAAGCAAAACTGTCCATTACTTAGTTCTAACAAATTAAATGATTTATGTTCCGCTGGTGTTTCACTTGTGGCGTAATCAATTACGTCTGGATCTTGATGGTAGTTGTCAATGGTACAAATGTAAGAACCCGTCAATGGTCCGTGGTCTCTGGTCAATATTTCAAAGTCCATTGATCCTATGAATTGTTTATGAATAGACACCACGCCATAGTCCATACAATTCCAAAACTGAAGATTGTAAAGGTCAAGATCTGGGTTCGGGGTATCGGGGCGTGATACGAATGCAGAAATAGGTAATTTGTCATACAAAGCACCATAACTAGGAAGGTAAGTTTCAAAATAAAATGCTCTACCAGGAATAGATTTTGCAGTAACCCAGACACCTTTTACAAATTCTCCATGACCATCTTGCAAGTCTCGTAGATATTCTCGTCTGACCCATACGTCTACGGAAGGTAAGTTACATATGAGTGTGGACATTTAGTGCATTGTTTCATTGGTTAAATCACTTACATTCAGCAGATGTTCTGACATAAAACTATCGTGATAGTCTCCAAAAAAATTATGGTTTCTCATATGTGTTTCTTTTACAATTTGTCCGTTCTTTATTTTAAGAACTATAAATTGTTGCATAATAATCTTATCTGTTTCTTCTTTTTCTATTGCTGCTTTGAATGGGCCGTCTTTCATTATATAATCCCCTTTGAATATCCTTTTGCTCTAGTGTAAGTTAGAACATCTTTTCTATTTGCAACATCATTGACGTAAGATACATGTACCCAACCAGAGTTCGGCTGTATGCCGTCCCAACATTCTAAAATAAGTTGATCAAAATTTAAATTGTTTTCTATATATTTAGCAAGATCA